ATGCGGAAAAAGGATAGGAGGTAAATAAAATGGAGCAATCAGATATAAGGGCGTGGATTGAGGATAATGCTAGGTATAATGAAGTGCTACTCAGGCTAACCTCTGAGGAACTAGACCACGTAGCTATGTGTATGCATCATATATATCGGTGGTATCACGAAGGTTATCCTCTCGGCAACTTCCTTACCGCAATAGTTCAGGATAAGTTTACCGAGGCTTGCTTTAGAGCAGATGACATAAACAGGAAGGCACTATACCTTTATGCCTTATTCCTGGCTAACAAGATAGGCTATGATTACAGAAAGAAAGCTAATCCTGCTGGGGTAATGAAGTAGAGAGTGATATAGAGCTATGAAGAAGTATCAGATAAGGGGGGGATTATGACAAAGCAGGAATTGATAGATAAGATAGCAAGGGAGATATTTGTAACTCCTGACCAAGTTATGCGAATGATTGAGATTCTTGAGAGAAACGGATGGAAATCTCCAGAAGAAGTTATGCAAGGGAAAGAGATAATAAGAAAGGCATTTCGTTTCCCAAAGTAGAGAGTGAACTATGAAGAAGTATCAGATATATGCTGACCTGCCCTGGATAGGGATATTAGATGGCGACCCAAGAGCAGTTGCCTTGTATAGACGACATTATAGCTGTCGCAATCCTGAAATAGACTATGTGAGATATGGCTTCTCTGGCAAAGGGGAGTCCATGGTATTGCTTACATCGGATTGTCTTGCTTTGTGGTGTTGGCGGAAAGTAGCAAGTGAAGGAATATATTGTTCAGTGTTCCATAATGAGAGTAGTTTACTTTCAAGTGAATTGATAAGAGAGGCAGACAAATTAGCTTGGCAAAGATGGGAAGATAACCGTCATTTTACTCACGTTAATCCCAGAGAAGTCAAGGGCGATGGCAAATGCTTTAAGGCAGCTGGTTGGCATAAGCTGAAAGAACGCACTAAGAAATCACACCTGATAATACTTGAGATATTTCGGGGCAATGAAGTAGAGAGTGAGCTATGAAGAAGTACCAGATATATGCTGACCAAGTAAGGAGAAGTAATGCTACACATTTATCGATGTGAAAATCCCGTTCGTACTCGTGCTATGTGCCCATATCATAAGCATCAATGCTATGGTGAGCGTCAAGCCTTTTATGACACAACTCGTATTTTCTTTGATTGCGGAACATTTGTTGATTATGGTTACGGCTACTATGAACCACCAAAGTTGTATAAGAATATCACCATTTTCAAGGACGAAATCGGCTATACTGTATGGGTTCCTCGTGCAGGTTGGGAAATGCTTGCTCAGGAGGTGCCACTAAAACAGGCACGTAAGATCGCCAAAAGACGATTAAGGCAAGGCGGTTTGATTACTGATAAATCTGTTGGGGCAATGAAGTAGACTCGGATATAGAACTATGAAGAAGTATCAGATAAGGAGGGAATATGGATTTCTTGGAATTACTAGAGTTAGAGCAAATGTCACCAGATAAATTAGTAGAATATTGGCGTTGCATAGACGAGGTTGAAGATGATAATGGTGACCCTAGTATTTATAGAACTTGTGAGATTTGTGGTGGCGAGTTCTGGGATGGTGGAACATCTTGCACTTGTGAAGTAGAGAGTGAACTATGAAGAAGTATCAAATATATGCTGACCGAATAATCCTAGACCTATGCGGTGGCACTGGGGCTTGGAGTTTGCCTTACAAAGAAGCAGGATATGATGTAAGAAATACTTGGGATAGGATTAAGATGGTAAAGATTGAACGACTTAATGAACTACTCAGGGGAAATGAAACCAATGTTGTGAAGTAGAGCCGGATATAGAGCTATGAAGATAACCGAAAAGCAGTTTGAGGCTCAGGTTAAGGAAGTAGCCAAGATTCGTCAAGTAGACGCATACTATCATCCTTTCCTGTCAAAGTGGAGTCCGAAAGGCTACCCAGATATTACTATCGTTAAAGTGCCCCGGCTCATTTTTGCAGAATTAAAATCTGAGAAGGGCAAAATCTCACCGGAGCAAGCGGAGTGGCTTGAGTTACTGAGGCAATGCAAGACAGTGGAGGCTTATCTTTGGCGAGTTAATGAGGTATCTCTGGAAGATATAGCGGAGATTTTACATTGAACTGGAGGTAGAGAATGTCAGGATTCGTGTGTGAAAGGTGCAAGAGAGAGTCGCAGGTTTCATTTGTGTGCAGAGAGTGTCATCGGTCGGTCTGCAATAGGTGCATTGTGTTGAGAGATATGACACAGCTTTGTAAAGACTGCAACAACAGGCTTAAAGACGGAGTAGAGGTGAACGAGCCAGCTATGGCGTGATATTATGAAAACAGCCGGCCGCATTTAATACACCGATAACGCTGGATCTTGTTTCTCTTCTTCCAGGAGAACCCGGCTTTAGTTATCTTATCAGACTTACATTCAGGACAGTGGTTATTTTTCATATTCTTTATTCCCTTTATCATCGTCTTACCTTGCCTTCTATCTGATTGCGGTCCTTACTACTGTTAAGGTGCTACCTAATAAGTTTTAGAGAGTCTTTAAGTGTAGGACAAGGTATAAATGAGGTTCTATCTCCCCACTCCTGAGACCCGTCATCATCCCATTGTATAAAAGCAGTTCCATCTCCATCATAACCTTCTGGCAAAAATCCTTCTCTGGGATAACCATTCGAGTATTGCCATTTCGATATAACGTGCATACCTCGTTTCAGTTTTCTACTTTTCATCTTACTACTCCGCTCACTACTACCCGCCACGGCGACTGACGGGCAGTTGGTCAATGGATTAGCTTGCTTTAACAAAGGGTTTATCCCATCTCCCAATTTCTAAATGTAACCAGTAATTAACATCAAAATAATCTGCCTGAGGGTCTGAGTTATTCCAGTTGTCACGGCTAGCTATTTTATAAGCGTTTGCCATACACTCCCAAGCTTCTTTAGTGAGATATGCTCCATTGTTTACGTTCTCATCATTTGGCCTTTGAAATCGATATTGATTGAGCTGTGCATATCCCCTGATAGGATTCCCATTGCAATCCTTATCCTTAGCAAATGCCTCAAAAGGTGCTGTCATTAGAGTAACGTTTAATGCTTGTCCCCCAGAGAATCGCTCAATTCTAGTTGACCATTGGCAATCAGGATATTGCCTTGTTAATTCTTGTTTAACCTCTTTCGCTATTAGTTTTATATCCTTGTATTCTCTCATTCCCTTTTCTCCTATCCCTCAGCCTGGCTTACTAGCTCAGGTCTTATGAGTTTACCTGCTAATCCCTTGCGTTTGCCGAGGCTTGCTATTCCCCGGCAAGTAGCTAGGGCGTTTAGCTTTGTTCCTTACTCATTTCGTATAGGATAGCCCGTAACATTGACCTCATACCCTCTTCATAAGCCTTTGTCTTTAATTCTCCGTGAAAGTGTCTTTGTTCGGCGTCTATTGTTCGAGTAAATTTGAAGTCCTCCTCTTCCCCTATGAAGTCTACATTGTCCATGAGTGCCTTAGCCGATGGGCTTTCTGTATGTGATTGAATCTCGGCATTTCCCTTTTCCTCTATCTTCCTCATAAGTTCTAACATCTTTCCTTCTCCTTTTTATTCTTTACCTGCATACATACTAACATACTCATAATACACACTGCAATAGCTCAAGTGTTCTAGTTTACATGTTATCGCCCACTTTTACACGGAATGAGGTGAATCTTGAGACTAAATAAATATTTTGAGGCTAGTATTAGTGCGAACCACCCCGCTTGACACAAACCCTTATCTGTGCTATCTATTATATATTATATATATGAATAATACCAAAAGACCCATCCCTAGAAAACTGAACAACGGTATGATTACTGCCCTTTCAGAATATATCCGCAAGGGCAACTACGCTGTCACGGCCTGTAATCTGGTGGGAATTGATGAGAAAACACTCTGGAATTGGGTTCAACAAGGTGAGGCTGACAATTTATTAGGCGTGGATTCTTTGTATTCTCATCTAATCCAATCTATAAAAAAAGCTGAGGCTGAGGCTGAGGCTAAATTGGTAGAGGTTGTGCGTGAGTCGGCAGAGATTAAAAGGGAATGGATACCGGCTATCACATTCTTAGAGCGCAGGCATCCAGACAGGTGGGGACGCAAGGACAGGACGAGGGTAGACATAACTGAGACCAAGCGGATACAGATAACACACGTAGATGTGGTATTGAACGAGGCAGGCCAAACTCCGATGATAGAGGGTCACGCAGTAGAATTATTAGAGGAAGGTAAATGACATATATATGTGAGGTTAAGGAAGATGCCGAGAATTGAGGATTTGATATTTCTGGCTATTATCTTATTGATATCTGGCTATTATCTTATTGATAGGGGAGCAAGGTATTGACTGGGAATATTATGTATCCTGTGACCGCTATTGGAGAGTATGGGTCAAGCTAAACAGAAATTGATAGATAAGAATAAGGGGAGGGGAAGGGTTTTGATACCTATCTTTTCTTTCTATATGAACCTACTCAGTGTCCAACCTAATTAGCTTTGTCCAACCTAAAGGAGTAAAACATGCCGTTAAGTAAGGAAAGGGATAAGGAACGAAAGAGGTTAGAGCGTTCCCTAAAGAGGAGAGCTTTGGAGCTAAAGGTTGGGGCTATCATGTCCTCGGCCAATGTCCGAGCTATGCGAGCAGCCGGGATAACTCCTGGATATGTGGAGGATGAGTCAGGCTCGGTAGCATCTCGTGTATTTTATGCTTTACTTCGAGACAGGGACGCTATCAAGGCTCACTTGTCTTGGCTTCAGAACGATTTGAGGATGGGGAGGATTATCTTAAATGGACAATATGGAAAGCAGAACAAGGAATAGTTTGACATAACAAATATAGTTCGAAGCATACCAGGCACGAATGAGGAATATGGACAGTAAGGCACTTTATATAGAGGGGTTGAAAGTAGACAACTGTCATAGCGATAAACGTAATATGATTGCCAGCTGTCCAAGGGGTAGGTGCGTAAATCGGATTGTGACTGTGGTATGTATATGTAGGTAAACTTTTTATAATATAGAAAAAGGGGGTAAAGTATGGACATAATGAATGTAGCGAAGGATGATGTAGCAATAGAGCAACTTTGCACCATCATACAGCAGCTTGAAAAACTTCTTGATATTGCGAGAGAGAACAAAGGAAAGGTTAGACCAATCATATCTAGTGGTGAGATAGAGTTGCTTAAAGACCATCTTGACTTAGTAATCAAATACAGCAAAGTCTAGTCTCCGTAATTTTTTAATTAATATAGAAAAAGGAAGGTTTATGAAAACTGAGCACATTGTCAAGAGAGTCTTAAGGTACGCAATAAACAATTCTCCTATTAGGTTTGATTACAGGATAAATAAATATTGGGTCAATCCTGCTCAGGATGATGCCAAGTTATGGTATAAGTTCATAGGTTTCATTCCAGATGGTAAGGTATTAGACATTGGTTGTGGTGATAGGCCATTTCCATCCGCCACTTTTTTAGTTGACAAGAAAGTAATAAAAACTACAAAGCCTTTTTGTCTGGCAGATATTGAGGCATTGCCATTTGCAGACAAGGAGTTTGACTTTGTTTTTTGCTCTCATGTTTTGGAGCATACTCTTAACCCATTGAAAGCGTGCAGGGAATTGATGAGAGTTGGTAAGAGGGGTTATATTGAGACTCCGAGGATTAGCATTGATGCTCTATTTGCGTGGGATGATAGTAACCACAATTGGTTAGTTCACAATTCAGGTAATACATTATTCTTCTTCCCGTTGACTGATAGTTTAAGAGAGGGTATCAATAGTACTGCTTGGCGAGATGTGTTATCCAGTTTCTGGAGGCATCCGTTAGCTGAGGCTTTTTATAAGAATCCTGAAGTTTTCAATGTTATGTTCAACTGGGAAGGCAAGTTCAATGCGTTTGTATTTTATAAAGATGGCAGATGCCTGAGCAATTAAAGGAGGGTGAATGGCAACTAGAGAAGAGATAATGAAGTTCCTCAAAGATGGGCTTGGTAATGTTTGGGCAGATGGCAGGGATGGTAGACATATCAACCTTGACGATTGTGCTACGGCAATTATGAAGTATCTCCATGCTCAAGGCGTAGGTATAAGAGGTTTACCATTAGGTGTATCTCACCCTCACTTATCTGCTTATTATACATTTGAGCCATTGATAGAGGAGGGAGAATGAAAGGTTGGTGGGTTAAGAGGAGTGGTTGGGTTTTATTATTGTAGGGTGATATGATAGAAGTTAAAAAGGTAGAAAGTTGTCCTGAGTGTGGAGGGGATTGTGGGTTAGACGGCATATGGAGTGGTGATTTTGGGTTCATAATGGGTGGATTTTATAACTGTCTGGGATGTAGGGTAATATTCCCTATGATTGGTCAAGTAAAAGCGGAGGAGTTAGAGGACGATACCATAATACTGCCAGACAGGTATATATTAGTATAGTTTTTCAGGAGAAAGGGGAATGAACGGGAATCATAATGAAGAGGAAAAAGTCAAGTATTGTCAGATAGTAAAGGATTATTGCATAAAGGAAAGGTGTAATTTTTATGTAGAGATGGTGCAGCATGTAGCGGGGATGCAGAAGAAGATGGGGATGTGTTGGTTCAATGCCATTTTGATGGTGCTATCTGAGATGAACGCAAAAACAGTGATGCCTCAACAGAAGATACCATTACCTAATTTATATAGGGGATGATTTAGAGAAGGTAAGTTAAAATTTGATGGAGGTGTTTATTTATGGATGTAAGTCCAGAATACATAAAGATGTGTGAGAAGGCAGAGGAGATACAGCAACAAATACCAATGGAGAGCAATAGGGAACCTCCCAATCTTTATTATTGTCCAGATGATGATTACTTATCTTGCGCTTATACTGTAACTAAGGTTTTTACAAACCCAGTTTATTGGCTACCCTATCAAGACCAGTTGCAGGAGATGGTAAATGACAAACCTTTATGCTTTGTCTTGCTCAGACTACTTTATAATTGGTCTTTTACACATTATGCAGATAAAGCAGCAAAACTTTACCCGTCTACAATGGAGCAACTCTGGTTGGCTTTCGTGATGAAGGAACGCTTTGGGAAGATATGGTCAGGAGAGGAATGGAAGTCGATGAGTTAATGGAGGATAAGGAGGTTCAAGTTGAGGGAGAATGGTTATCAAGAATAGGGAGTACAGGAAACCAGAGATGCAGAGTTTTATAATAGATAAAATTAAGACTCCCTTAGTAAAGATTCAAAAACCTGTGAGTTTGTTGGGTGTGGTAAGGGTTGTCTTTCAAATGGCTGTGATTCTTGACAGGATTCGTAGATTACCTGAACCAACCAAAGAAAATACGATATATGAGAACACCAAGACCCTGATTGATATACGGGATATGTTTTCGGTTTATTACACCAATCCCAGTCGGAAGATGGTGATGTTGGCACTCTGGAAGTGGGTGATAATAATGTATGACTGGGGACACGAGTATTCGAGTTTAGGTGACTGGGTAATAGAGCAGATTATAAGAAGAGGTTGGGATAGGAGACCATATCAGCACCCCAGCCCTGATTTTTGGAAAGAACCAGAGCCTTATGGGGGCGGGTATAATCTTACAGATAAAGTTGAGGGGTATAAACTTTTCAATGATGTTAGGGATATAGGAAAGTATGAAAAGGGCGATTAAATGGCTGATGATGCCGTTTTATATATTTGGATTACTAATACTGGAAGGAGATAAGTTTATTCGTGTTAAAGCCAGAACAGCTAAAACGCCAGAAGACATGGATGCTTTAAGATATTTATTGGAACTTTGGAGGTAAAATGACAGCGGAAGAGAAATTACAGGAACTATATAAACAACAAGAGCCTGTTGTGCTAGAGTCTAAGATTAGAAGTGGGGAGGCTAGTTTACACGTTACTAACTCTGGTAGTGTTTATCTGGCAGCCGAACACATAGACCTGATAGCCAATCTAGTAATAGAGAGGTTGAATAATGGCAACTAGAGAAGAGATAAAAGACCCTAAAGTAAGAGAGGAGTATGATAAGTTACAGCCAAAGTATGACTTAATTCAAAAGCGACTTAAAATTAGGAAAGAGATAGAGGATTTCACTGACCATCCAGCTGCTTTATGGGCATATCTCGACTCTCAAGGCTTAAAATTACCTAATGGGGAGCCATTGATAGAGGTGAAGGAATGAATAGTAACAATATTGAGATGTATTTTTCTGATACGACTGATTTAGATGCGGTGAGGTGTACTGAATGTGGAAGTATTGACTTTGATTACACAGAAACAAGGAAGTTTTGTGTACGCTGTGGTTTGGTTGCTAAGAAATCACTGTATAGTACAGCAGGTACAGAGGTAGAGTATGACAACTGGAACTAAAGTAAAGCCTTTCAGGGAAATAACTCCTGATGGGAAGCTGACACTAAATATGCACCCTGGACAGTCAAGGGTATGGAAGTCTCGCAAAAGATATATTGATATGCAGGCTGGTTCACAGGGTGGCAAGACGTGTTTCGGGCCTCACTGGTTGGATAGAGAAATAAGAACCTGCGGGCCTGGCGATTATCTGATAGGCACGGCTACCTTTCCTTTACTTGATAGGAAGTTACTTCCAGAGTTTCTGTATGTATTTGAATATCTATTACGCTATGGGACTTATAACGATAACAAGAAGGTCTTTACTTTCTTTAATGAGAAAACAGTCAAGAATAAGAGCGATTATATTCTGTTCCCCAACGCAGATGTAGATACCAAGATATTTATTGGCTCTGCTCAGAATCCAGAATCTATGGAATCCGCTACTGTTAAGGCTATATGGCTAGACGAGTGTGGAATGAAAATGTTCAAGAGAGAAACATGGGAAGCTGTTGAACGGCGTGGTCTGATAAACAAAGCAAGGATTCTTTTTACAACTACACTTTATTGCTTAGGTTGGTTCAAGACAGAAATATATGACCGCTGGGTTAATGGCGACCCTGATATAGATGTTATCCAGTTTGACTCTATTGAGAATCCTGCCTTTCCTCTTGATGAATACCAGAGGATGCAAAAGAGTATGCCTGGCTGGAAGTTTAATATGATGCACAGGGGGCGATTTGACAAACCTACTGGGCTTATCTATGATGCCTTTGACTCGGCAAACGATGTGGTTGAGCCGTTTGAAATACCCTCTAGTTGGCCGAGATATGTAGGACACGACTTCGGGCCAGTTAATACTGTTGCCTTATGGAAGGCTTATGACCCTATGTCGAGTACAATTTATACTTATCGAGAATATTCAATGGGTCAGTTATCTACATTTGAACACGTTACGAATTGGATTGAATTATCAAAAAATGAAAGGATAGCAACACGAATGGGTGGTTCACTCACTGAGGATGGTTGGAGGGGTGATTTTACTCAGGCTGGATGGAGAATTGATAAGCCTTTAGATGGGAATGTATGGTCTGGGATAAACAGGGTTTATGGCTTTGAAAAGCTCCATAAGCACAAGGTATTCAGGACTTGCAAGAATTATTTAGCTGAGAAGCAAACATTTAGTAGAGAACTTGATGCCAACTATAATCCCATTGAGGATAAAATAGAGGACGCACAAATATATCACCTTATGGCTTGTCTGGTGGGTGAGACATTGGTAACTACGGAAGATGGCTTGAAACCGATTAGAGATGTCAGAGTCGGCGATAAAGTCTTAACTAGGCAGGGATATTACCCTGTTAGAGATAAAATTGAGAAAGTGGCTGATACCATTGAAGCTAAGTTCTCCAATGGTCAAATCTTACAGGGGACTCCAGAACATAATGTTTTTGTAAAAGAAAAAGGTTTTCTTCCATTGACAGCCCTGCGATATTATGATACAGTAGAGACATGGAACGAGAAACAGTTATTTACAGGGGCGTCAAATATCATCGGTATCCGCAAGCAAAGAGGCGGTCTGATAGGATCTACTTCAGGTCTAGCAGGGGTTATCTCCACAGGATTATCTGGCAGGATAACTTTGGCGCAATACCTAGGGGGTGTTGTATCCACCATAGGGACAATAATTCTGCGAATAATGAACTCTCTAATCTTGAATGTAAAGGACTTGGATTACACATATCAGAACATCTTGAAAATGGTGCGAGAATATATGACCTTGAACACCTTGCCCGAATACGTCCACTCGCAATTGAGCGATGGAAGCAATGGGCTTCTACTCCAGAGGGCAAAGCCCACCTTAGTCAGAGAGCAAAGCAAGAATGGGCAGATAAACAACCAATTACCAAGATGTGCCAATTCTGCGGGAAAGAATACCAAACCCTTGAACCCTCCCACAGTAAGTTCTGTTCACCAGCTTGCAAAACAGCCAACCGGTATGCTTCCCATAAAGATGATGAACAGCGTCAATGCGGAATCTGTGGCAAATCTTTTCTCATTAACAGATACGCACTTACCAGAACTTGCTCAAGAAAATGCGGTGCGATTTATAAACACAACATGCAAAGACAAAACAACTGTCTATGACCTCAATATAGATACAGTCCACGAATACTACGCTAACGGTATCCTCGTTCATAATTCTGAGCGGTATATGATGACTCAGTTCAGACCGTTATCGGTATTATCAGATGATGCCGATATAGCACTAGTAGGCACAATTAAGGGATAGGAGAGTTTAATGACAAAAATAGCTGACCTTAGAGGTAGTAAAGCCGTTCCGCAGTCAAATTCAATAGCTGCTCAAGCACCGGGTTCTGCCATTACAGATGATGAAATAATGAGTTGGATAAACTCAGTGGATATGGAATGGCGGAAACACATTTTTCAGCGTATGGATGAGGATGAAAAACTGTGGACGCTAGACCCTTATACTCTCAAAGACCCAGATGGTGAGACATTAGAGCGTGTAGTAAACGTTAATATGAATGATGCCAGGGTTTTTGGAGAGCGTGTTTTAGCTGTTCTAAATGAATCTCAAGAGATTATTGAAATAAATGGGCAGCGTGATGGTAAGCCATTAGACGGACACCAATCGGCAGTTATTGAAGATTGGTGGAGAGACCTGATGTATTTGGCAAATGAAAACCTTAACAGCATCTTGATGCCTGACTTTGATGTCTATGAATGGGAACAAAATGCAATCAGAGGTGGGCAGATAGCGAGAATCCTTTTGTCTCAGGATAGAGATGGTTTTGATATTGACCTTTTACCAGTGGATAGACGTAAATGCGTTTATTCTGTTGGTAGATGGGGGTTATCCAGGGTAGCCTTCTGGGATATTCTTGATAAAGATATGTGTAGAGAGGAATATCCCGATTATAAACCGCTTGGAGAAGCAACAATAAGGTGGGATTTTTGGGATAGCAGGGAAGAAGTAGTCTTTTTAGATGGTAAATTTTATGAAGCTACATCGAATAAATTAGGATATCCTCCTTTTGTTATTCAATTATGCCAGCAAGGCACATTTCTTGATACTACAAATAGAGCATTAAGGATGCACGGTGAGTCTATATACTCTGCTAATAGAGAACTTTATCCTGAGTTAAACAGGATAGCCTCAATCCTTCAAACAATGAATCAATTGGCTCTATCTCCCCCGCAAGTTCTGGGGAGTAAAAGTGGCAAAAAGTTACCAGATAAACCTATTTATAGGGCTGGCAATGTCTTGGCATTAGAAACTGAGGACTGGTTAAAAAGAATAGAGAGTCCAGATATACAGGGGTCACTCAGATTCTTTACGGCATCATTAGGGGGGGCAATACAGCGAGGTTCAATTTCTCATATAGACTGGGGTAATTTACAGTTTCAGTTATCTCAGGTAGCTATTGCCACACTAGCTGGAGCATCGAGACAGGTATTCACGCCAAGATTAAAGACTATGGATAGATTTAAGAGGATGCTATTTAAGGAAGCTAGATGGCAGTTTGAAACTTTTAATATGACAGCCGATATTGGCAGGGTTGGCAGAAAGAGAATTTATACTCCTGCTGACCTTGCTGGCAATTATACTGTAGACTTTGAGTATCTAACTGCTCTACCAGAAGAAACGGCTGCTACTTATGGGTTGGCACAGATGGCAGAGAGGTGGATGGATGACAGGAGTATTAGAAAGACAATCCTTAAATATCGGGATTACGATGACATTGACGAGAAATTCCTTGTTCAGACAGCTAAGAAGGTTAGCAGAGCATTAGCTTTATTTGAGATGGCTCAGGCTTTGGATAAGCAGGGTAATCCAGACGAGGCTAGAATATTACTCATTGAAGTAGGTCAGACGCTTGAAGGAACTGCTCAGGGAGAAGTGAGTAAATTAACAGGTGTAGAGATACCGCAGGCTTCACCTCAACAGGAAGCACAGGCTTTACAGGTAGGTCAAGGTGGTCCAGTTGAAGGTGCGGTTAGAACAACCAGGAAATCAGAACCGCCTGGTGCAGGAGAATTTATGGAAGAGGAGGTTGCGGTCTGATGAAAGTAATAATTAGTTCAGGTGAACAATATCCAGTTTTTACCATTGAAAGGACGTGGAGAAAAGGATATAACGGGAAACTGATAGTGGATATAGAAAAAGAATGGTTAGAAAGATATGAAAAATGTATGGTGGAGTGGGATTTAATCCAAGAATATCTCACAGATAAATACCCGTTCTAGTAAATTATTATGAGAATAACCTGATGGATTATGTAGAAGATGAGAGTTTAAGAGCATTTTATATTGGAGTTAATTAGAGGAGGTATAGGTGTATCGACCGAAAGACTGGCCGAAGTTTGAAGTGAAATATAATCCATTACATTGCTTTGCTCCAGAAGAGTGTACAAACTTCGCTTATGAAGAGGGGGCTGATGCTATGCTGGAGGGGCTAAAAGAGGATGGTAAGTATATTGATGCCTCAAAATATCCATATGGTATGGTTCTGAATGAGATTCCACCAATTGAAAAACTTACTAGGGAATTTAAGGGATGGATAATTATTATTCCAGAGGAGGTGACTTAATGCCGTTTGTGAGTTCAGAGTTAAAGAAGTTATCTAAAGATATTATTAACAGAGCACTTCAAAAACAAACATTTCAGCCGAGGTCTAATCTTTTAGTAGAAAGGTTGAGGCAGACTTTAAGAACTCAAAAACCAAGAGCACCGAGGTTTTAATGGTAGAGACTGTAATAAGAGATTTAACTGGTCAGATTATTGGGAACAGGAGAATTGTTACTAAATCACCTGTTAGTGGACGTTATCTTATAAGAGAGACTGACACCGATGAAGTGTATTGGATGGAGCCAGAGGAATTAGAGAAACCTAAAGCCCCTCCAGTAGTAGAACCAGAAGCCCCCTTTAGATTACCACCAACTGTTCCAGAAGCCAGAGCACTTGAATTCCAAACAATGCCTGCTGGTGGTGGTAGTCGTGGGGTTGAAGGTGGCGAGATATATTATTCTCCCACAGGTGAATCATATTTTGTGCCTACAGGAACACCTTTCAGAACTGGTATTCCCATAACCAGTGAAGCTGACATATCAGGGATAAGAGAAAGACTGGCAACTATTCCAAGGCGACCTTCTGGAGTGCCAAAAGCTCCAGAGTTTAACCTTCCTGATATTCTAAGGAATGTCTATCCAGAGATGGGTGAATCACCAGAAGAAGTTTTTAATGCTGCTCTGACTCTGGCGAGAGACGATCCTGAAGCCTTTGTTGAAGATTTAAGGGCGAAGGGTAGAAACGAATATACGGAATCTCTGCTGAAGGCTTTAGGGGCTGATGACCAGATGATAGACGATTTATATTCACAACAGGTTTCCATCCCGCAGCAGGCTGTTGTTGAAATTGAAGGCGTTAGAAAACTGATAATTTATGATACAGCAACTAACAGAGCCTACGATTCAACGGGTAAATGGATTGGTTCATATAATCCTAATAAAAAAGAGTTTACCCTAAAAGAACAACACAAATTGATAAGTCGTGGCTTGTATGAAAGATTGGGTTATGCCCCTGCTCCTCCAGTAAAGAGTTCTGAGGAAAGAAAAGAAAGGGTTAAGGCATTTCAATCGTATCGTAAGGCAGGGGGCAAGATGTTTTATGATAAGTGGGAAGCAATGGGTATGCCGGTTAGCCCAGAGGTAGAACCTCCCCCTATTTCAGATGAAGAGCGTCAGCGAATTATTGATGAGGAAGTTCGCAAGCATATGAATTTGCTCAAAGTATTGGGGGAAGGTTTAACTAAGGTACTACCCCAGGTAGCAGCTGCTTTTCTTAGTGGTATTCAAGGAGGACAAGGGGCAGTAGATATAGGCTGGGCTGATAGATTTATTGAGGATGCCAAGAAAGATTTAGACCAGTTTGCTCAAGAGACATTTGATAAATATGGGGAAACAGGCTTGCCGTTTACAGTTTCAGATATAGCTTATTTACCCCAGAATATAGCTTATTCATTAATTACAATGGGAGCATTTGCAACTACAGCTGTCCCGATAGGAATGGTTCCATTGCCAGGGGCTAGAGTAGCTGCTTGGTTTCTTGGTTCAGCAGTTTCGGGAGTGGTGGCTTACCAAATAACTACTTACCAGATAACTAAGGAATACCTTGACCTTAAAGACGAAGAGAATATGAAGGAAACTGGCAGGCACTTAACTCTGGCTGAGAGACAACAATTATATGATGACTTTGAATCTAAGGCTAGGGCTTATGGGTTATGGGAAGCTTTGCCTGAAGCAATAAGTAATCTTGCTTTTGCTAGAATATTAACTCTACCGCTAGGTAGAGTAGTGGGCAGAAGTATAGCAACTAAGATTTTAAGTAAATTCGTTGGTATATATGGTGAGGAGTTCTTGACGGAAACAATAACCCAAAAGGGTCAATCGGCAATAGAAGTTCAGGCAGGACTTAGGGAAGGTAACATAACTTGGGTAGAAGCCTTCAAGGAAGTAGCCCCGCAGACCTTCCTTCTAACGACAGTGATGGGAGGTCTTGGGCAGAGTGGTATTTCTACTATTAACCGAATTAAGAAGTCCTTAAAAACTGAGATTACAGAAACTCATCCTCTTTATAATGAGATTGTCAGCGAATTAGATAAAAGTCAAGGATTACTAGACAGGATAGTTGAGGGAGCGAAAGGGGTAAGAGAACGAGTAAGGGAAGCACCTGAGCGTGGTGCGATAGAAGGAGTACCTAAAAAACCTTGGCAGATGATAAATAATGAATATATGACAAATAAGGTACGGCAATCTAACCCTGCTGCTAGTGAATCTGAAATAAGAAGGATAGTAAATACCATTCCCGATAGATTGAGGGAAACTGAACACAAACAACTTGTGCAGGATGCTCTCTCTGAAGGTAAACCTGTCCCTGCTGAAGTATTAGCAGAATATCCTGATTTAGTTAAAGGAGTACCAGAGGGTAGACCAGAGGTTACAAGAGAGATTAAGATTATTGGTGAAGATAAAACACTATTAGATAATATCAGACCTGAAATATCCGATTTCTTGAAGGGTATGTCTGATTCAACTGTTTATATTGTGCCTCGTGGAATGAAAGGATATGGATATGTAGGCAGGGGTATGGAGGATAGACCCTATGATTTATACATAGGCGAAAAGAAGGGGAAGCAAGAATTAAATGAAACTATCCTTCACGAAGCGATACATCAAATTGAAAGCGGAAGATGGAATACCCCATTAGCCAAACAGATGAGAGAAGAATGGAGAAGTCTGAACTTTGAGGACAAAACTCCGCAGGAATTAAAAGAATTAGGATTTTTTGACACACTATTTATGTTCAGGAAGTCTACTGCAGATGCAAGGAAGAGGGGTGAATTTCTATCGGAGATGGCGGAGGAATATATTGTCAGACCCCAAGAATTGGAGAAATCCGCTAAACCCTTGTATGACTTTTTCAATAAATATATTAAAGCCGTTCCTGAAGTTACAATAGAGAATATAGCATATCACGGAACATCATCAGTTCATTTAGAGCAAATAAAAAGAGAGGGATTAAAGCCTTGGCGATTAACAAAACAACAATTACCGAAAACTTTAACGGAAGTAGGTGATTATGTCTATCTATCGTTGAATCCTGAAACTGCGAAATCTTTTGCATCTGAAATGACAAACCGTTTGAAGATGTCATCTGAATATCGTGGTGCTACTGCGGAAGTAGTGCCAATAGATATTTCTACATTGAGGTTGAAGAATGTGGAGAATATCCGCAATTCGCTTCAAGCTAGAGAAGCAATGGACTTGGCTCTTAAAGAAGGATATGATGGCATTTCATTTGGTGGGACGAAGGAATTTCCTACGCAGGAGGTTGTAGTAGCAAATTATGAAAAACTAAAAATTGGTAAACCAGCAATCCCCAAAGAGGTTATACCCCCTGTTACTGAAGCAGTTGAAGCACCTCCAGTAAAACCTGCTGTTGAGATTCCTGGGGTTACTCCTATGACTGAGGTTACTCCCACTGGCGAAACAATATCAAGCTCATATATTGAAGCCCCAACTCCAACTGAAGGGGCTACTGCTAGAGTGTTCAGTAGAATACAAATTGAACCTGCAGAGTCTAATATCAGGGAGAAAATAAGGCGTGGCTGGCACAAGTTCAATTCTAAAATGGTTGATGATTTATTCCCATTAAAGAGGATAACCGACCAATTGCGGAAAGGCGGGGTTGATTTATCTATTCAGGAGAATCCTTATCTTTTGGCTAGACTTCTCAGGGGTGTTACCAGCAAAGCTACCACATTCCTTGAGTATGGCACATTTGGTAAGCAATTCTGGAAGATGGAGAAGGGCAAAGCAGTTCCCAATTATACAGGGGAGTCACTTGAGAATATTCTCAATGAAGTAAGAGCCCCTGTTAAATGGCGGGATTTCTCTACTTATCTAACAGCTAGAAGGGCTTTTGAATTAGCTCAACGTGATATAGAAACAGGTATTACACAAGATGATGCCCTATCAAGTGTTGGCGAGTTAAACGCTAAGTATCCAGAGTTTGATGCGTTGGCTAAAAGAGTCTATAAGTATCAGGATAGCCTTCTGGTCTACGCTAATGAGATGGGGCTTATCAGTGGAGACCTTTTAGGAAAACTACGCCAATATGGGAACTATGTTCCATTCTATCGAGTGTTCAATGAACTTGAATCCAAAGGTGTATTCGGCAAAAAGATGGCTAATATAGCCTCTCCTATCAAGAGAATAAAAGGCTCTGAAAGGGAGATAATCAACCCCTTAGAAAGTATAGTCAAGAATACTTATGTCTTAATCAGTGCTGCCGACAGGAATCAGGTGGGTATTGCTCTGGCTAATCTAGTTGACCAGAATCCTGAGCTGGCAGATGTATTTGAGAGAGTAAAAACACCAATGGCAAGAGTAGCTCAGGTTTCAGCCAAAGAGCTTGGTGTTGATATAGAGGGTTTATCAGAAGCTGAAGAAGAGCAGATGGTTGATATATTCAGACCCTCTTTCTTTGTTAGTGGTGATGAGGTTACTGTTTTAATTGATGGCAAGAAAAATTATTATAGGATTGATGCTGACCTCCGTGATGCTTTATTGGCTCTTAACAGAGAATCATTGGGTATGATAGGGAAGATACTTGGTGCTCCTGCCAGATGGTTAAGAGCTGGCGCTACATTAAGTCCTGATTTTATGTTCCGAAATCCTGCCAGAGACCAAATGACTGCCTTTGCCTATTCCAATTATGGATTTATGCCTGGGATAGATTTTATCAGAGGTATTGCCAGTATGATAGGTAAGGGTAATGATTACCAGTTATTCAGGATGTCTGGAGCAGAACATTCTATGTTGGTCTCAATGGACAGGAGTTATTTACGAAAGAGTTTTAAGGAAATAGTTGAGGGTAGGGATTTCACGGAGTATGTGAAACATCCCTTAGAATTATTCAGAATTATAAGTGAACTTGGTGAAAAGGCAACAAGATTGGGTGAGTTTAAGAAGGGTATTCAAAGCGGAGCAGTGCCTCTTGAAGCTGGTTATTCAGCAAGGTCTGTAACTCTTGATTTCTCTCAGGCTGGCACGACTGCTCAGGCTATCAATACCCTTATCGCCTTCTTCAATGCCACTATTCGTGGTTGGGGCAAGATGATTAGTTCATTCAAAGAACATCCCATTAGAACCTCAGCCAAAGTTTTCGCAGGTATCACACTCCCAAGTTTATTATTATGGGCAGTTAATCACGATGATGAAAGGTGGAGGGAAATACCCCAATGGCAGAAGGATTTATTCTGGATTGTCTTTGTTGGCGATACCATCTATCGTATCCCCAAGCCATTTGAGCTTGGTATTATCTTCGGCTCAGTCCCCGAAAGATTCCTTGACTGGTTGGTGGATAAAGACCCAGAACTGATGAAGGATGTTGCCCAAACGCTAATAGAATCGGGTAGTCCTGGTTTTATTCCAACAGCAGGATTACCGATTTTAGAATGGATGACCAATTACTCATTCTTTAGAGGAAGCAAGATAGTTCCTGCAAGTCGAGAAGCAATGCCTGCCGAACTCCAATATACTGCCTGGACTAGTGAAGTCTCCAAAAAACTTGGTGAGCTTCTTAAACTACCTCCAGCAAAAATAGATAATCTTATTTTTGCTTGGACAGGTGGGTTGGGAAGATATGCTACGGATATTATGGACGGTATTCTCAAAGGAACTGGTGTCAGCCCTGATATTCCAGAGCCATCTGCCACACTGGCGGATACTCCCGTAATCAAAGCCTTTGTAGTTCGTAATCCTTATGGTTCTGCTGGTGAGACAGTTAATGATTTTTATGACATCCTTGAGAAGTATGAGTCTGGTGAGAAGTATCTCAAGGAAATGTTACTCCAAGATAACATAGAAAAATTCAATGAGTTCAAAGCATCGCATCCCGAACTCTTATTCTTTGCCGATTTTGACATTAAAGAGTATCAAGAAGCGATTGAAAAGGGGGAGACACCCAAAGAAGTATTCTATTCCGCATCAGCCAGATACTTACGCAGGGTAGCCAGAGACTTAACTGAAATCCGCAAGAAGCAGGATTTAATCTATCAGGATGAGAAGATGAGTCCTGAAGAAAAACGTAGGCTGATTGACGAGATGGATTTTCTAAAGACTGATGTAGCCCGCAAGGCTCTGGATTTACTTCTGGGAGCAGACCCTCAAGTATTACAGAATGAACTTAATACTGCCATAGGTCAACTGGGTGAGGTCATTGACGAAGCCCCTGTTTTATCTGTTGAGGAATCTGATATTTATGATATGCCGAAATTGAACCAGAAATTCAATACATTGCTTGAAGGCGTAACCTCCGAGGAATTAAAAACTATGGAGGGAGTTCATCCCCTAGCCTTTGCTTATCTTGAAAAGGAAGATATAGAGACTACTATGGAGCCTATGCTCAATAAGCAACTAAGGAATTTTGAGGTTGATTTGAAGGAAGGCTATACCTTTGCCGATTATTACAAGCAGTGGCAGTTGGGATTGGTGAAGGATTCTCCATTGGAAAATCTATCACCAGAACAAAGAGTTTTGCTCCGCAAATACCACGCTGCTGATGACGAGACCAAGAAGAAGCTACTTGAAAAACACCCTGAGTTAAGGGAGAATCCAAGACAGGAATGGATAAAGTCACATCCAAAAGAAAACGCTATGCTTGCTCTATGGAAAGGCACTGAAATATATTCTAAAGAGGCTTATCAAGAATATAAGAAGCTGCTCAGTAAATTTAATGTGCCTGAAGATGCAATCCCAGAATTGACTTTACCCCCTGAGACATCTATCAATATTCACTTCCAATGGCTGGATTATGTAGCGGATAAAAAACAAGGAACTTGGGAAGCAGATTTACTTCTACTTAAAGATGCCGAGGCAGCCAAGATAGCAGGAGTCCAGTCATATACGGAGTGGAGAAAAGAGCAAGGCAATCCACTAACACTATCAGATATTCCAATTGATATACTGGAGGAGAAGATAAAGTTCAGACCGAATGACGAGGTTTATAATGCCATACCAGATGAGATAAATCCTGAAACTGGTATAAACCGAAGAACTGAATACTTGGATAAACCTGAGAATAAGGCTTATAAGCTATTCCGCCGGCAGTCTGAGTTCTACTCTCTGGATATTGATGATGTCTATAATCAGACTGAACTCCGTGATGAGTATGTATATTACTATAATGACCTATCTGCATCTGGTTATAGGCGAGACCGCCTATTGTATGACACTAGAGGTAATCTTACTCCATTTGGTGAGTTAATGCGAGATGTTAAGGGTATTACGATAACGCCATTCAACGAAATTCCTGATGTTAGATATGATGAGTTGCTTGAAATTGAGGATAGAACTCAGGCGGAAGAATGGGAAATGAATGCCTATAAACTCTTCATCGGGAAGGAACAGTATGTTGATATTTATATGGGTTATAAGGATATTAAAGAAAAGGGCAAACCTGCTGGTCAGACTTACTGGTTTGATGATGACTGGTATCTTATGGATAACCCTGAGTTCTATAAAGAAATGGTCAGGATAAAGGCAATGACACCTAAAGACTTCAGTAAAGTCCCTCCGAGGGATGTATTCAAGTTATATTTGATGTATGACAGTATTATTGCTACTCCCGGGATTACTAAGGCTGAAGGTCGGAGGGATGTGCGGAGACGCTATCCAAAGTTAGATGCCTGGTTATTCTTGATAGGTGCTGTCAATGAAACAATAGAGGAGTATGATGTAAGTGCTGGCTTGACTCCAACTGAAAGGCAAGCTAGAAATATTGCAGAGAAAGAAGGACTGATAGCTGACCTTCAGGAAGAAACAAGGCGAAGATTAAAGGCGATGCAGTGATAGATAAAGACCAGAATCTTAGATGTGATGGATGCAATAAAAAGTTAGGATTACACCTTCAAGGATATGTGGAGATGGTCTGTCCTCGGTGTAAAAAGTTTAACATCTTTGATACTAATAAACTCCCGAAGGAATATAGTAACCTTGACAATTTTGAAAAAGTAGTATAAGGTTTAATATAGTGCTGCACGCTCTTTAACAATTAAATAATTAGTGCTCATTAGAAGCCCGTTTTTATGTGACCTAGAGTCCGTGAAAGCGGACTTTTTTATTTATCTAAAAGGAGGGAAGTATGCCTAAGAAAAAGGACGAACTCGGCGAGGCTGCTGTGGACAATCCAGAAATGGAGACTCCAGAGAGCGTACCCGAAATTACTCCAGAGCCACCAGAGGAAGTGGTTAATTTATCCTCAAGGGAACATCAGGAATTAGTCAAGCAGGCGAAATCTGCTAGTAGCCTTGGCAGGACTCTGCAACTTACTCTTGAAGCTCAGCAAAAACTACAGCAAAGTTACGATGCTAGGAACAAGGAGTACACAAGCCTTGGAGAAACTGTCAGGTCTCTAAAGCAGAGAGAAAGAGAAAGGGAACTTAAATCTGTTGAAGGGCAACCTGATGTTATAGATTCAATACGCTTGAAACATCAGGCAGAAGATGAGTGGGAGAAAGTTACCAAAGCACGCTCAGAACACGAAAGCAGGGAGGCTCAGTTCAAAGCCAAAATAGAGGCTATGGAAAAACTAGAGGCAGAAACTCTGGCTAATAACCTGGCTAAAGAAAGTGGATTGAAAGCTGACCTTCTCCTCCAGATAGGTTCTGACACGTCTGATGGAAGTATAACCTACAATCTTGAACGGATGAAGTCAATCGCTAAGTCCGTCCCGAAAGGGGAAGAAGAAGAGGAAGAAGAGGGGGAAGAAGAACCTACTGCTGTTAAAGGACAGAGGTCTAGAGCAGCGGGTACTGGTAGCCGAACTGCACAAAGGGGATACCGAACCTTTGCCGATTATGAAGAGGCATTTACTAAAGGTGAAATTTCCTATGAGCAGTATGTAGAGGCTGCTAGAAGGTTCAATGTTCAAATCTAGTTAAGGAGGTTAAATATGGCAGGTCCAACAACTGCAACTGATTTGGCTGCGGGTTCTGTGGCTATGATAGGGGCTGCACGCTCAAAGTAGGGTGTGAATAAATTTAGCTATTTGCGGGAACAACCCGTGTATCTGGAGGTGCTGATATGCAACAATCCGAAAGTGGGGTCAATCCGCAGGCGAAGGTAACTGAAATAGAAAAAGCTTGGCTTGCTGGTATTATAGACGGCGAGGGTTCACTCAGGATTGATTATCCAAGGGAGAAAGGTAGTGCTTCACCTAGAATAATCATAACAAACAATGATTGGGCTTTAATTGAAAAAGTCGTAGATATATGCCAGCGAATAGGTGTAACCCCCCATGTGGCTCAAAGGAAAGGCAGAAGGTCTTTTACCAAGGATGTCCAAATACTAAATATGACCAAATTGCTGACAATATTGCCAGCAGTTATGCCTTACCTTACAGGGCAAAAGGAAAAACAGGCGATTATATTGTTTAACTTTTGTAAACAAAGAAAAGAACTTGTTGTTAATTCCTTATCAAATGGGGATAGGACTTACACAAAAGAGCAAATAAATATGATTTACGAGATACAGAATGCCAAGCATAAAGTTACTGAGCCTCAGAGACTATACGCTAGACAATTAAATACAAGCGATTTAATAGAAGCAGGTTGATACTTGCAAAAACAAGCCTATATAAAGAATCGCTTTGCTGATTGAAGATATAGTCCGAACTGTATAGCGATATACAGAGGTTAGCAGAAATGACTAACCCCTTCTGAAAAATGGAGAGTAACAAAATTGATACTTACGAGCCGATACAGGTATTCAAAAATACTTGTACTGTTCATCGAATGGGTAAGGGTGAAAAGAGCTACTACCTACCAAAATTTGGAACAATCACAGCCAATAATCTGACTGATGGTATAGATATGACTCAGAGCCAAACTCTTTCCATTACAGGAACCACGCATACCACCAATGAGGCTGGTTGTAAAGTTATCATCACCAAGAAACTAAGGCAGCAACTCAAGGAGGATGCCTACCGTGCTGCTGGTAAAGTTATCGGTAATGCAATGGGTAAGAAGATGGATAAAGATGGGCTTACGCTTTACTCTGGTCTTGATAGTGGATTAAGTAATGCAAATACAGCTTTCGGACTGGGTTATGCTGCTGCTGCGGTTACTCAGTGTGTAGGTCAGTCAGAGCCAGCACCAATGCCAATGTCTTTCGTCCTGCATCCTTACACTCTCAATACCATAGTGGATGCACTAGCTACGCCAGGAACAAGCAATATACCATCTGATTACCAGAAGGCAGTGCTACAAAATCACTTTGCAGGTATCATCAAGATGAACGGAATCCCAGTATTCCACGACTCCAATATCTCAATCGACGCAACCAATGATGCTTATGGAGCGGTTTATTCCAAGCTCGCTTTCATTCAGGTAGTCGGCTGGGAGCCTGATACCTGGGTAGTTTACGATGACTCCCTGAGAGGTTGGGAAATCGGTATCGTAGCTGATTACGCTATGGTTGAGGAGGATGGGGGATACGGACGTTATCTATTATTCGATGCTACTGCTCCTACCAGTTAATGTAGGGAAAATAAAGGAAGGTGATAAGAAGTGACACAACAGACTATACCAAGGGTCAACATAGAAAACATACATGACCCTAACGAGATTATTTCTGGACAGTCTCAGGAAACACGAATCTATTATCGTCCCGTTAAAGACAAAGAAGGGAATCCGATATGGATTCCAACTACTCCTCTGCCAGCAGATGCTTGGCATATGAATTACTACAGCAGAAAGGGGTTTAGGACATCGCCTCCAAGTCAAGAACAGGAATCTAACCAACCTACCAATCTTCAGGCTTCTGAAAAGGCTATCTCTTGTCCAGTGGAGGGTTGTCATTTCATTGCTAAGACTTACATCGGTTTGGCAAGACACATGAGGAGTAAACACGATACTAAATAAGGAGGTTAAAATATGAGTTATCCTACTCGGATTTATGGCAATTCTGGAGACCATCTAAGAGTTACATCTACTCTGAGATGTCCTCTTGGGACACCAATGGAATTTGAAGATGGTCGTGTATTCCATTATTCGGAAGGTGGAGCCAGTGACCTTGCGATAGCCAAACTTATGCAGCAAGCAGTAGTCCAGTCAAATCACGATGTAGACATTACTGTGACTACTGATGCTACGTCAGGTTTATATCCTGCTATTGGAGACAAAGCTATCACCATAACCACTCAGGCTGTGCTCACTAAAGACCAGTATAAGGATGGTTATATATTCGTGGATAGTGGCACTGGTCTAGGGCAGATGGCTCAAATCAAGTCGCACCCTGCTGAGTCTACTGGTGCTGCTTCCTGTAAGATTACCCTGTATGACCACGATGCACTGGTGACAGCATTAGATGCTACAAGTGATGTTGGGTTGAGGTTAAATCTATACGATGGAGTAATAATTAATCCGCAAGCTGCTGCTACTGGTGTACCGATTGGTGTAACCCCACGAGCAGTTGATGTCAGTGTGGCAAAATACTTCTGGCTACAGACTTGGGGCCCTTGTCTAGTGCTAACAAATGGCAGCCTGCTTGTGGGTAAGGCAGTATGTCCCAGTGCTACAACTGATGGTGCGATAGATGTCTATCCGTTAAACAGCGCAGACGCTTCTGGTCAACAGCCAGTGGTCGGTTGGGTAATGACTGTTGCATCCAGTACCGAATACAGTCTCGTATATCTGACAATCGCCCCATAAGGGCAAAAATATAAAAGGAGGTTTAATATGTCCGAAGTTGATGTGATGGTGAGAGTAGGTCAAGACTCCCCTCAAGCAGTTGGTGATGACAACTGGGTTGATTGGAAGGGTTCAAAGCGTGGAGAGGGTTGTGTAATTGATTTCTACACAGCAATGCTTCTCGAAGGTAGGGGCTATCAGGTAAAGGCTGGAGACCTTACTACCCCTCTAGTCGGTGATGTTGTTATGACCACAACGGCTGCTGAGATGGCTGTGGACGCTGCACAAGGGTATTTAGACTTGATAGTGTTCGCCAATATCAGTATCCGCCTTGCTACAGGCACCTTGCATGAATACTGTATCAAGACTGTAGATACGGCATCCTCATCTGGCACTTCTTTCGTCCCATTAAGACTGCTAGGTGATACTAATGGTGCTCGCTGTAGTTCCACTGCTAGAGTTCAAGCTGCTGGCAGTGTAACTGTGCAGGCAGATGCAGTAACAACTACTAGAGTGTTATGGTCAGTAAGTAATCCATTGGTTGTGGGAGCGGGACATGAGTTCACGACTCATAACTACGAACCGAGGATGCCTGGCTCTATAGCTAACAATGCTTGCTGTTATGTGTGTGTAGCTGCCACAGGTACTGGGCCAAGTTATTATGCTAATCTTGATTTCCTAGAGTTAGCTTGGGCTGCAGTATCTTAACAAACAAAATATAAAAGGAGGTTAAAAATGTCGGAATATAATATGAGGTTGTGGGTAAACCAAGATACTCCCCGCTCAGCAAGTGAGGGTACATGGGTTGGACTAAAGGGTACTAAACGTGGTGAAGCCTGCGTCATTGACTTCTTTACGGAGATGATGCTTGAGGGCAGAGCGTTTCAGATTCGTGCTGGCTCGCTTACTACTCCCCTAGTCGGTGATGTGGTAATCACTACTACGGCTGCCGAATATGCCTTAAATGCACCTCAAGGTGTATGTGCCTTATGCTGTACGCTGGATATAAGCATCAATCTTGGTACTGGTACTCTACATGAGTACGCTCTGAAGTCACTGGATGGAACAGCAACGGGTACTGCGTTTGTTCCATTGAACTTGATGATGGATTCAGATGCACCAGCATCAAGGTGTACCGCTTTAGTAGATGGAACTGGGGGAACTGTTGTTGGCACAGAGGCTGCCACTACCACAAGGCGACACTGGTCTGCTTCTAACCCAGTAGCCGTAGGTGCTGGTCATTCATTTACCAGTTATCACTTTGAGCCACGCACCCCGCCTGCGATAGCCAATGTAGCTTATTTCTTTGTGCAGATAGCTGCTACTACAACTGGGCCGAGCTACTTCTCAAGCATGGACTACATTGAGTTACCTTGGGTAAACGTTAGCTAGAAAGGAGTTTTTTATGCCATTCTACGATTACACTTGTGGAAATGGGCATACCACAGAGAAGAGGGCAGGGATGGATGTCGTGTCCATCCTCTGCCCCGACTGTGGGGGACTTGCCCATAGAGAATCTGTTTATTTGCCTTATCTTGTTACAGAGACAGGCACTAAAGACTTTCGGAAAGCTGAAGTTCCGAGAGACGAAAGAAGGCACGACAAAGACTACAAGAGGTTTCAAGAAGCAGGTGCTGAGTTAGATTATCAGCACACAAAGAGAGAGAGTGAGGCGGGAGTTGAGATACCCCAACCATCTCTCTGGAAAGAAAGTATCAGGAGAGCCAAGAGAATAAAGGCGGGTTTGGAAGCTCCGCTAAAGGTAAGTTGATGTCAGACCGGGAATACATTGAGAAGATAAAGACGATTGGTATTTGTGTCAAGAATACAGAGAGACTACCCCTTGGCAATAAATCGAGAGGTAGATATTTAACATCAGAAGAAACAGGTGGATTACCTATACTCATTCCCAGTTTTGGAGCATTGGAGAAAGAGGAGATTGATTATGTAGCTGAGGCTGCTATTGAAAAAGAAAAGGAAAGGGTAAAGGTTACTCCACCTAGAGATAGTCAAGTAGCGATTAGTAATGTAGTAAATGAAAGCAAGAAAGCCCCGAAAGGTAAACGGAAGGGAACTATGGACTTAATCCGTAAGGAGGGTATGTAAAGTGCCTTATAGTGAGTTGCAAAGGAAGACAGCAAGGGTAGCTCTGGGAATGAAGAGGGGGACGACACCCAAGACACCTGGAACTCCTGCTTACGAGATGATGCGTAGTATGTCTGAAGAAGAATTGAGGGATATGGCAAGTGGGCCAATCAAAAAGAAAGGAGGCAAATAAATGAGAAGAACATTCGGTCATCCAGACCAAATTAGAGATGGAGTTATACTTTATGGAGATGATGGAGAGCATTTCAGACCCATAAAGGTTGATGCTGATGGCAAGATTCTACTTCCTCCAGTATCCATAACAAACTTACAATTCTTCAGAAAGAGGAGACCCCTTCACTGGAAAGATACAGGGGTAGGAACTACCTTTCATACTTTTGACCCTAAAGCTCCTCACAAACTATTGGAGATAAGATTTAAGACCACTGCACTTGCTGCTGGTGAAGATTTCACTATCACCAAGACAGCTACTTCGGGTCCTAATTACCATGATGTCATCCTTTTCTTCGAAGAGTTAGGGGATTTAGGTACACTTGACCTGACTATCCCATTTGGTGCTGATGAGGGGTTTATGACGGAGGCTGATTCCCTTGTCTTTGCCCTCAGTGCCAATACAGGTGCTGATAGGTGGGGATTAGAAGTAGTCTATGAATTAGTCTGATAAGGGGCAATAATGAAAACACTTATAAGAAATGGTCAGAGCATAGACAGGTTCATACCTAGAGAATTACGGGATATGTTCTATCGTAATCCCAATCCTGAACATAAGTTTGCCAGGCGTAATGGATACACACCTCATAGTTTCATAACTAATGGGCTTGTGCTGTATTTACCTTTATGGGCTTTGAAAGGCGATAAAATAAGGTCGGTAGATGCTTATCGGCATATAGGTGATATTACAGGTGCTTTGTGGAGAGATAATGGCAGATGGTTTGATGGCGTTAATGACGCGATAGATTTTGCAACATCAACTATTCTCCAAACAAGAGACAATATCACCGTAGAAGCGTGGTTCAATACAAGTGATGTTACCAGACTTCAAGCTCCTGTCGGAAGGTGGAATGGAGTAGACCAATGGGTCTTGAAGATGAGTGCCTCTAAAATGAATGTAGCAGTAAACACCGCAGGGGGCAAGTATGAACAAACTGGTAATGGAGCTTTAACTAATGATACGTGGCATCATGCTGCTCTTACCTATCTAGCTTCAGATGGTCTCTTTTCAGTTTATTTGGATGGAGTATTGGATGAAGAGATGGCAACAGATGGTAATGTGCTTTCAGCTTCAACAGGTTACTTGTCAGTAGGTTCATCAGGAGAAAGTAGTCAATGGTATCTTGGCTTAATTGGAGAGGTAAGATATTATACCAGGAAACTAAGTCTTGCTGAACTCCAACATAATAGAAATTGCACAAAAGGGGGTACACATAATTGAGCGGTACACGTGTTCAGATAGATTTGTTCTTCCAAGATAAAACACCCAGACAGGTAAATGAGGCTTTCCCTCAGCTTCTACCTGCTATCAAAGCAGCTAAGGCTAAGGCTTCCTTGATAAATGCAGGTAAAGTTAATGAGGAGATGACGGTCAGGGCTATTTATTACATTTGCAGGCATGACGAAGGAAAACCTTGCGACCCTGAGACTGAAATATAGGAGATAAAAATGCCATACCCCGAAGACTATGCCTCAATGATTGATTTAGTTTCTCAGAAATTGCAGGATACTGGTAACGCTGTCTGGACTGATGCTGAACTTCTTTTATATATGACTGAGGAACTCCGTGAAGTTTCTCAATACTCCCCTCATATCTATATGGTGGAATACACCCTTGAAACCAGAAGGGGAACGGCAACTTCAGGAACTACGACAAACACATTGGATGATGACGTTAATGACCAATTCGTTAGTGGCAATGCACCTTATGGAGATGTGGGTAAGATTGTCTTTAATACCACTGATAGAACTTGGGCTTATATCACCGCTGTAAC